TGGAATGCCAGTAGCTGGGTTGGCGCTTGGCGTAGTAGCGTTGTGCCTCTAATGGATTTTTTCGAAGGGATGGTCGGCATTTGCAGATAAATAAACGCAGAGCAAAGCTGGTAAATTTTGCGGGCCGGCAAACGATGACAGATTGGAAAAGGCTGCCATTGGTTTGGGGGGCGCTCGTACTGGCTTTAGCCGGAACCAAAATGGCCGGTTCAAAGCTTTACAATCAAGTACGTCGAGAGACGGCACAAGAGCGAAAGAGAATGCTCGGGGTCATGGAGCACGAGATCTTTAATTCTAAATTTTCCAATCTTTCAGATGTCCATGATTTCTGGTGGTTGCTGTATGACGGCGCTATAACTCGTTAGTTATCAAGCATAAAGGATTTCCTAGTCCTTCGCCTGCAAGCCCAAGGACTGGGGTTGCGCCAATATCGGCGCTTTTATGACCTGGAGGTTAATGTGACAAAAGTCGTAACGCAAAGTGAATTTGTGGCTCTTGATCTGGCTTTTCGCTGCCTGGCTGCGAGCCTGAAACACGCTGGGATTCTTGACGAGGATCTTTACGTAGCAAGGCTCAAGGCTCAGATTTCCGGCGATTACCCAGTCGCAGAGAGCAAGGAAATATTCAATCTTAAGCTGCAGAGTTATGTCGATGACATTGCTCGGGTGAAAGGCGCTTCTGACTGAGAATCTTCATCTGGGCTGACAGGCGCACATCTGCTGCAGCCCTTTCAACGCACTCACTTTCAACTTCGGCATCTTGGTTTCTTTTGCTTTCGATCACGCCTTTCTCCTGCGGCCATGCCGCGTCATGTTGGTTGTTTTGCGTCTTTGTGCCTGAGGATCAGGCGCGTTCGGTCATGCCAAGGGCCGCCGTAAACGATGATCTCGGAAGGCCTGCCATACAGGTGGTGCAGCAGGAACGGGCCGGGGCCGAAAACGCCTGACTCCTCACCTGGTAGCGCCGGGTCAGCGCCCAAGTAAATCCCGGCATGGTTCGGGTGAACTGTCCGCCCGACTTGCATGACGATCATGTCCCCGCGATGCGGCCGGTCGACACGCACGAAGCCCGCAGCCTTGTAGTTCGCCTCGTACAAGCTGGCGTTGTCCGCACTCTCCCACCAGCCGTCGGTGCGCTGAAAGGCTTCGAACTCCAAACTCCATTCGCGTGCGTACCAGTCAGCGCAGACCTGCCAGCAATCCCAGGCGCCGTGCACGAATGGGCGCCTGAGCAGCGGTGTGCTGCCTGTTGGCGTGATCGTGCGCATGTCGCCCTCGGGCCAGGACAAAATGTGCCAGGGCAAGGCCGTGGCCTCGCACATGGCCAGGTCGTGCGGTGACGGCCTGCTGGTGGCGTCCGGGTGCGAGTGAACGATGCCGATCACTTCGCCCACGTCTTCCGCTGCGGCGTAGTCCTCTGGATCCAGCCGAAACTCTTCGTTCGGTTCGGTGGCGATGTTTCGGCACGGGAAATACATCTGCTTTCGACCGATGGTCAGCAGCAGGCCGCAACATTCTTTCGGATACTCGGCCGCTGCGTGTGCCTGGATCGCCGCGATGATGTGCTTGCGCATGGTCAGCTCCGGGCAATCAGAGAAACGGCGGGGAATCCACCGAAGGACAGTTCGTTGTTCTCGCCGAAGCGCAGCTTGCAGGACGACAAGCAACCCTTGCACTGGTCCAGGGCCGGGTCATCCGTGGGATTGTCCTCGTCGTCGAACATGGCCGCGCCGGTATAGCCGCAGTCCGGCCCCCGGTAACCATTGGTCATGGCCCAGTGGCAGAACGTTGTCATCTGCCGGCCGGGCAAACCGTGGTTATCGATCTCGCCCGGGGAGGACAGCTCCCAGACCACTGCCTCGCCGTCCTCGCTGGTTTTCTGGTCGATGTACCAGATCTCCAGCGCTTCCTGGGTTGGGTCGGCAGTCGGGTTGCCCTCAGGGAAGTTCGCTGCATCCAAGTACTGGGCCAGCGTCTCGCGAACCGTCAGCTTGAACTTGAGCATGTCCTCGAACGCCAGACACAGCGCTGTGACACGCCCGTTGACGTTGCCGGCGGCGAATGTCGGTCGAGACGCGGTGCCGTCGCTACTTGAGGAAATACCCTCAATCTGCACCGGCCAGGCCGCGTACTCCTGGCCCTGCCAGATAATCGACTTGGCAGGCAGATCCTCTTCCGAGCCCTCATAGGCCAGCAATTCCTCTGGAGTGTGCGGGATAGCATGACCATGGAAGCGCAGGTAATCGGCGCCGTATTCGGTCCCGTCAATTTCGAACAGGCGAATCTCGCCGCCGGGCTCCAGTTTCTGGATGTCCGTGATCAGTGCCATGGGCGGTTATCTCAGGGATGAAAGGTTTGATGGAAAGTCGCGGTGATGGCGTATACCTGGCCGCCACGGTGCACAGGCTTGTAGCCGTTGCACTTGTAGAGGCCAAGCTCACCCAGGGGCGGCTCCCAGAGGAAGCCCTTCGCCCCCTTGTGTCGGTCGAGGAAGTCCATGATGTCCTTGATACGCCCCTTCAATCCCGTGAAGGTAACCGGCCAGGATTGCGACCGGTTGTTGAGGCCGTCCTCTACCGACTGTTCGTATCCATCGCCGAACTGTTTGGAGCGAACGCGCTGGGTGATATCACCTTCTGCGCCCTTCTCTGTCGCCCAGGTGAATCGTTCGATAGCCATCATCGCCCCTTGATTGCGTTGTTGATCACGCCACCCTGGCGCATGTCCTTGCTCCGCAGCTCCTGATACTTCTGCTCAACGAACGTCGCCAGCTCCTTGCCGAAGAGGTCATAGCCAGGCGCGTCAGCGGTTGACGATGCGTTTCCGTCGCCGTCGATATGTACCTCGACATTGATCTGCGTTCCGCCAGCCCCGCTGCCGCCCATGGCCATGACGCCGAGCTTGCCGCTGGATGTTCGGGTCAATGGCATGATCGCCTCTTCGCCTGCCTCACCCATAACCCCTGTCTTGCCGTTGGCCATGCCAAACGCCGTGGGTTTGCTGACGATGGAGTTCGTGAAGGCACCGCCATCGGCGAACAGCTGCACGCCACCCGACCATGCGCCGCCGTTGGCTTGTGGGAAGTAGGTATTGGAGTAACCAGCCGCCGATGCGCCGAGATTCGACGACGCTGCGCCAGCGGAACCTGCAGCGAGACCATTACCTCCGCCGGCCGCACTGCCACCGAAGTAGCTTGCTGCCGCCCCCACCAAGCTGCCCAGCAGCGCCGAACTGGCCTGGCGTGTGGCAATGCGCGCCATGTCCGCAAGGATGGACTTGGTGAAGTCGGCAAACGATGCCTTGCCCGAAATGGCGAATCTGACCAGTGAGTCCTCCATGGAACTGAAGGCATTGCCGAACAGGCTTTTGGTTTGCCCGGCGATGTTGCGCGCCGAATCCAGGTAGTTATCCCATGCTGCCGTTGCGCCCTTCGTCCAATCGCCCTGGGCATTCTCCACATCCGCATAGTTCTGCCGGATCTGGTCGGTGGCGGCCTTGTTCGCATCCGCAAGCGCCTGCGACTTCCGCTTGAACTCTTCCTCCGACATGTTGCGCGAAGGATCGGACTTCTGGTTGGCAAGCTCCAGCGACTGCTGAGCAAACCGGTCCTGCTGGCTGTTCAGCTCGCCGCTGAGCGCGTTCTGGCGATCGCCTTGCCCTACGCCGAGCACTGTGCGCTGACCTGCAAGCTCCAAGGCCCTCTGTTGCTGCCCCAGCGCCTGCACGTACGTGCTGATCGCCCGCTCCTGCTTTGCCAAGCGCCCGGTTTCGTTGGTTGCGAGCACTTCAAGCTGGCTGTCCGCGTCCTTCTGTGCCTTGACCATCCCGGCGCGCGCGTCGGCGATCTTTTGGTCCAGCTGGATGCTTTGCGCAGCCGACGTGGACTTCTTGCCCTTGGCGGCATCAAGCGCCGCAATCTCTGCTTCGTAGGCTGCCGTTGTCTGGTCGAGCTGATTCCCGATCAGCGCCTGGCGCCGCAGCAGATAGTCTTCCTCGGACAGCAGGCCGGCCTTTTGAGCTGCTTCCAGTTCCTTCTGGTAGTTTTTGTAGGTGTCGGTGATCGCCACCAGGTCGTTCTTGGCGTTGTTGAAGCTGGCCAGGTCGACCTGCGTGCCGGCGGCCTTGGGATCCTTGAACTTGTCGTTGATGTTGGAGATGTTTTTGTCGACCGTAGCCTGGGCCAGGCGCGGGTCGTTCGGCGCCACCTTTCGGATGTCGTCGAGTTGCTTTTTGTAGTCCTTGAGCGCATCGGCCCGCTTCTGCTCATTCGTCCATGAAGACTTGGTGAGCGCGTCGACTTTTTGCATCGACGTGACAGCGGCCTGTTGTGCTTTTGCCTGGTCGCCTTCCAGTTTGGCGATTTCAGCCTGCGCCGCCTTCTGGTCCTCGAGCATATTCAGGCGGCTTTGATAGAGATCGATCATCTCCTGCTTGTTTTGGAACAAGCCAACGTCGCCCGACTGTGCGCTCGCCAGATCTCGGCGGGCCTGCTCAATATCAGCGCCAATATCTGGGCGCCCGATGTTCGCAACGTTGTCCGCAGCGCGTGCGACCGCGTTGTAGCCTTTCTCCCAGAAACTCAGGTTCTCCAGAATTTTCGGCGTGCGCTCGTTGATCGCATCGGCATATTGCTCAGTCGCCAGCTTTACGGCGCCGGCGTGGTCACCCTGCTCTTCCAGCGCGGCAATCTGTGAGTAAACCGAGGCTGTAAGGTAATGATACTGCTCGTTGAGCGCAGCGGATGCCTTGACCGGGTCGTCGGCGAGCTTCACGAATTCGGCGACCGTTTCGCTGACCGCCTTGCCCGTAGCTTCCTGCATCGATACGGCGGCATGGGTGATGTCTTCGAAGCTCTCGCCAGCGATCTTGCCATTATCTGCGAGCATGGCCAGAACTGCCGCAGCCTGGCCGGTGGTGCCCACGGTAGCGCTGACCTGCCGCGCCATATCGCCCAACTGGCCCGCACTCACGCCGGCGTAGTTGCCAGTAAGGATCAGCGACTTGTTGTAGCCGTCCTGCTCTTCGCTGCCTTTGTGGTAGGCGTAGGCCAGGCCGCCCACAGCGGCGGTGGCCAGGGCCAGCGGCGCCAGAATTGCGAGAAGTCCAGCAGCGCCGGCACCAGCACCTGCGCCCAGCTGAGCCACAGCGCGAACACCACTCCCCCAGTCACCCGACGACAGCGCATTACCCAACTGAACCACGTTTTCCTGAGCTTGGCGGGTGCCGAGCCGCAGCTTGTCGAAACCGGTGGTGGTCTTTTCGAGCTTGGCGTAATCCTTATCGATCTTGCTCAGGGCAGTGTTGTACTGATCCTGGCTGATGCGCCCCTCATCCAGGTGCTTGCCAAGCTGTTCGACCTGCGTGTCCAGCTTTGCCAGTGCTGCGCGAGCCGGGTCGATGGCACCCAGAAGGCTGTTCAAGGCCTTCTGCTCGTCCATCGCAGACTTTGCCAGGGCCACCTGTTGCTTATCGAGCTGAGCCGAGATCTTCGCTGCCTCGGCCTCGCCGTAGGCGCCGGTCTTGGTCAGCTTGGCGAGCGCGTCGCGCTGCTTTGCCAGGTCCTGGGTGGTTTTGGCGCTGGTGGACAGCGATTTCTCCAGCGCCTGCATTTCGTTCATCAGCGAGACGGCGGACTGCTCGGCCCGGCCGCCGGCCTTCGCCATTTCATCCAGGCTGGTTTTCGCCTGGATTGCATCGGCCGAGTCGATCTTGACGCCGAGTTCTGCAATGTTCATCGACTCACCTTGAATAAGTGCCCGTGGTTACGGGCTGTTTTCCCTTTCCTCCGCCATAACGCGCAGGGCTTCGCCTTCCAGCACCTGAAGGTCAGGGAAGATTTCGGCGAGTTTCTTTTTCTTGATGCCGAGGAAGCCGGCCACGTCGCGGATGCTGCTGTAATCGAGACCGATCGCGCCGCCGGCGCCTGCCCGCCATTGGGTAGACATGCGATTGAACAGCAAGAAGGCTGGCCAAAGGCACGGCCAAATATCGAACTCTTCTTCCATGTCCTCTGCGTCCCAGCCGAATGCAGCGATCTGCTCGGCATCCGGCGGGGACTCATACAAGGCGCGGGCGGCGCGTATCAGTTTCCCGTGCGGGCCTTGGAATAAGCATCCTGATAGGCGTCTACGACTGCCTCGGTTGTGCCATGACAGGACGTCACCAACGCCTTGATGCTCTCGTCATCAAACTTATCGTCGAACTCCCAAGCCACAACCAAATCCTTGATTTGCTGAATCTGGTTTTCGGTGTCAACGGCAACGATTTCGGACACGGAGGGCTTTTCGCCGAACTTATCGAGGCCGTCCTTGCGCCGCTGGTTCCACTCATCGAACAACGCTGCAAGCTCAATACGGTTTCGGTATTTGAAGGTGAAGCCCACCTTCACCGGATCCTGGCCGACTACAGGGACCATCACGGCCCCCAGAAACGTCGGTGATTGGGCAATCTTGAATTTCGCCATGATTAAGCTCCGCCGCCAGCAGCAACAGGCGCGCGATACGCAGTGATTTCCGCGTTGATGGTGAACCCGAAGGAGACAGCAGCGCCTTCGTTGCGCACCAGCGTCGGCGTCTTGTTGAAGGAGGCATAACCGGCGTAGTAGATCGTTTTGCCGTTGGGCAGCGACATACGCAGGATGCGTACTTCCTTCTCGCGGTCAGCCTTATCGAGCTCTTCGTACCAAGCCAGGCTGTCATCATCGGCCAGCTGAAAGGCGAAGGCCTGCGCATTCTTGGTGGTCGGGATCTGCTTGTCGCGGCGCGCTTCGAGCGGCGCATAAGTCCAATATTGCTGCTCGCCGCCAGACATGGAATTTCCGATCACCTGGTTGACCGCTACCCAACCGGTAACTTTCTTGGCAGTGCCGCCGCTGATGCCGTCCGGGAAGAAAGCAACATTGGAAGTGTCAATGCCTTCCAGGGTAAATGCGCCTGCGGCAGCGTTGGAGACCCGCACAGCGCGCTCGTTGATGTCCTCCCAGCCCGAGGTGACGAGCAGAATATCGCCATTGGCAAAGCCATTTGCGGCGCTGGTGGCGACACCGGGGTTCGCGTTGCTGATTGCGGTGATCAGCTTGGCAGCAGCGAACCCGCTGGAAATCGAAAGCGTTGCCCCGTTGGGGAAATAGACAGACATGGGTTTTCCTCTTTGCAGAAATGACAAAACCCGCTCAATGGCGGGTCAGGATTTGCCCAACGGGCGGGTTATGGCGTGGTGTCGGACCGGTAAGAGAACGACAGAGGTACCGTATAGGCTGAATCGCCAGTAATGCCTGGGCCGACATCCACGGGAGTCATCGGTGTGACAACGAAGCCATTCTTCACATCGCGAACGTACAGCGGGAATAGGGCGATGATCTCGGCAGCAATAGGGTTGGTCTTGCTCTTGCCGGTCCCCGCCGGCGCGATGATGCTGACTTGAAATACTCCTGTGTACAGCCGATGATCGCCGCCGAGCGTGTTGCTTGCGGTATCGCCAGGGATGGTGAAAGCTCGAAGGTAAGTTTCGCCCTCCTCCGGCGTGTAGGCCGTGTTCTCGAACACGATCTTCAGCTTCTCCGACCTGGCAGTGTTCCAGGCGATCAGCTTGGCCTCGTAGATCGAGGCGATGATTGCGTGACTCATACCTGGTTGTTCCTGATGGCCTCCAGCACGATCTGCTGGAAGCGAGCCACGGTTACCCTGACCATACCGCCGGGGGCCTGGGTGGAATGGCCGAACTCCAGCGGGATCGCATAGGGCAAGTTGTTGATGATGTAGGCCATCTGGCCGGCAGTGAAGTCGCTCATTGCGGCGACCAGCGCGGCAGTGGTTTCGGCGCCGCTCGGATCAACCTCGTCGAAAGTGACGCTCTCGACCACGCCGAGCGATATGTGCCAGTTCGCCCGGAACCGGCCGCCGACGTAGCCCTTTCCAGCCACCAAACCGTTCACATTGAAGTTCTGGTCGCGCTCAGTCTTTGTCAGGGGCTTGGCGTACTTCACGCCCTTTCGCAGTTTTCCAGCCTTGGTGAAGTTCGATTCGTTGAGGTTGATGATCGTATTGCGAACCGCGACCTTGAAGTCATAGTCGTCGGCCGCACGGGTGTTCGCCTCACGGTGAGCGACGTTTGCGGCCCAGATTTCCGGGTTACCCACGGGAGACACGCGGATCAGGCTGCTGCCGACCTCAATGATGATCTCGCGCACGCTGGCATCAATGGCTTCGCTGGTCTGGGCCGCGAACTCTGCCAGGCTCAGGGCGAATCTGCCGGATTGGGTCGCCATGTCATTTCCTCAGTTGCACTGTCCACGTTGCATCAGAAGGGTCCGCAGACACGTTCATCACCCGTAGTCCGTTGACGATATCGCCAATGGCTGGTGCAGCCGGTACCGCCGTCGGCACACCCTCATTCGACACGAACATCTCGTTTTGCAGCACCAGCAGCTTCTTGTCGGTGGTCTGGATGAGGGAGCCGTCGATTTCCTTGGACAGGTAGCTGCCCAGAACGCCGCGCCCCGAATACGTCACGGTGGTCTCCGGCGTTTCGCCGCCCAGTTCCGGGTCATACTCGCCCGCAACCTTGCGCACGCCTGCGACCGGCTTGACTGCGTCGGCCAACCCATCAGGATCGTCGAACGCTTCCGCCAGTTCTGCCTGGATCTCTTCGCGCATGCCCATAATCAGATCCTTTTCAGCGTCATCACGCCGGAGCGCTTGATCCACGGGACCAGCAGCGCTAGTGCGAAGTTGACGCCGGCAGATTGGTCGGTAGAGCCTGCCAGGTAGGTCTTGCTCACCGATGTGCCGGACTGGGCCGAGACCGTCTTGCTCTGCACTTCCTTCTGCGTTGCCGTGTACAGCTTGCCCGCCGCCGCCTCTTTGGCAACCTGGGCGCCGGCTGTTTTGATCTCGGTCGGAACCGGATCGGGAACAGCCCGCTTAATCTTGGCCGTGAGCCAGGCGTTGGCCATAGCCACAGCAAGGACCGGATCACCGGTGCCCGCCCAGCCAGGACCCAGCGAGGCGTCAACATCGGCAACGGTGATGAAGTCGGTCATGTGCTTGTCCTTATTCCGCTGGCACCAGGGCCTGCAGGTCTTCTTTCTTGGCGGACGGGTCGAAGGCAATGCCTTTCTCGGTCAGCCATTCTTTCAGCTCGGGGACCTTCATTTTCAGAGGGTCGGTTTCTTTGCTCTCTGGCTCCTTGCCGTCGGACACCTTGATACCGGCCGATTGGTAAGCGTCGAAGATGTCCGGGGCATCGCCATCGACCACCACCTCGGTAGCAGAGCCGATGACACCGAAGAATTCGCTCAGCAGGCGGTAGCACACGCCCCGCTCTTTGCCCGGCTTGTCCGTGTAGATCACTTTCATGAGTCACCTCAAAAGCTCCCCGGCGCCCATAAAGGCGCCAGGTTGTATGGGCCGGATTACGGCGTGGTGGTGCCGCTGATCACAGCGGCGAAGGGGACCTGCTTGCGGCTGAAGACACGCTGCCAGTTCGCGGCAGCGGCGTATTGGGTGGCGGTTGGGCTGAGGTTCTGAGCCTCGGAACCCTTCCAGCTGAAGCCAGCCGGCTGGAGGATGTAGGTCTTCCGCTCCCACAGCACTTCGGCACCACCACCGTTACCGCCGCCTGGCTTACGCTCCAGCTCTACCGGCACCTTCGGCGTGCCCTCGCCGTAGCCGAAAGCGCCTTGGCCGAAAAACACGGAAAGGTACTTGCCTGCGCCGTACACCAGAGCATCGTTCATGAACACTGGCTTGCCGAGGTAGGTGGCCAGGATGATCTTGCCGTCAGAGTCACGCAGGTACTCGATGAGGTCCTGCTTGACCATCTGGTTCATCACCACCGAGTGCACGCCGATCGCGCCGAACTGGTCAGCGGCATCGCCGGCGGTAAACGCTGCATCCTGGAAGGCATTCGCACTGATGGTCGCACCGGCGTCGATGACCATGTCACCACCGTTGTTCGCGATGTTCGAGGCGATGATGCCGCGAGCCGCGCCCAGGGTGTAACGCTGCCACTGGCGGGTCCAGTAGGTGCCGAAGCGGTTGCGGATCTGCTGCTGAGGCTCGCTGTTGGCCAGTTCAGCCGTCAGGTCAGCCACGCCGTAACCTTTGTTGAGGTACAGGACCCGGGCACGCATGCTGTCCTGGGTTACTTTGCCGACTTCGCCCTGGTCGTTCGGATCGTCGTTGCTGATGTTGGGTGCTTCATCAGCATTGAGATCCTGCCAGTAGCTGATCTCGGCGGTGCCCTGGCTGCCGGAGGCGATCGCGTCCAGCACAGGCGAACGGGTCACAATACCCGACTCGTATACAGCGGTCTTTTCCGGGCTGTTAACCGGTGCGAGAGAGGCGTAGTAGTCGCCGACGAAGATGTCGGTCAGTTGGGTAGTTGCCATGGATTAGGTTCCTTTGGTGGCCTGGATTTTCTTGAAGAGCTCGGGGTTGTCACGGGCGATCGCAGCGCGCTCGGTTTCCGTGTACTCGCCCCACTTTTTCGTGGCCTTGCCACCGTTGTCGCCGGTCTGCCCGGCACCCTGAGCCCTTGGCCACAGGTGTGTTGCTGTTTCACGCAGCGATTCCGCCCATTCGAGCGGCGACAGCGGGGTTTTACCGTCCTTCCCGTAAACGACCTCGCCGTCACGGTCAGTAGCGATCGCCTCGCCGTCTTCACTAAGTTTGAAAGTGCCCCTGGCGCGCAGGATGATGTCCTCGGCAGCCTCAGGGAGCGCGCCGGCCTTGATGGCGGCAGCGCGGATGGAATCAGCCAGCACCTTGTCGCTGTACTTGGCAGCGAAGGCTTCGGCCTTGTCGGCGCGTCCCTTCTCAGCAGCCAGTTTGGCGTCGTAGTCGGTGCGAAGGCGCTCGGTGCGTTTGGTGATGACCTCGTCGAGTTTGCCCTCAGCCAGCAGGCGGGTTTCTTCGTCCTGGCCGACCTTGGTGAGCAGGGCCTTCACCGCATTGATGTCCAGGCCTTC